TCACTCAGGCTTTGTTCGTTCGATTCGCTCGATTGCATTCCTGAGGTATTTTATGTCTGAGCGGATCTCGGCAACAAAACGCACAGTTTCAATTTTGTCATTGTCGGCCTTCAGGCTTTTTGCCTCCAGCGCCACGATCCTCCGCCCATGATCTTCCTGGCTTGAACGCAGCTCTTGCCAGCCTATGGCCAAACTCACAATCAATCCAATGATCGTGACTATATTTCCAACGGAGATCTCTGAGCGGATCCACTTATTGCGAACTTCTTGAGCCATAGCCGCGCCCTTAAGTTACCTGCCGGATCTTCTCATCCGTGCGCTTCCACACGTAGACCCCAAGCACAGATGCACCCGTCAGTAGGTAGGTTACCAGGAAGCCAGATAGAACGCCAAGCACAGCCAAAGGATCTGCAGCTGTTACCAGAACGTAGATCAAAGCAAGCCCGAGTAAGAAATACACGACAGAGAAGAGAATGCCGAATATTGGCCGCCAGATCCGCGTGAGCAAACCTCTGGCCTTTGCTTCAGCTCGCATAGTGGTGTTGATGCTGCTCAGCATTTCAACCAGGTACGATTTATCTTCCTCTTCAACTGCCCGGATCACTGGGGCAACACCCTCCGGATCTCGTTCAAACTCAGTGACGATCGCTTCAGGCGTTGGATCAACGCCGATGCCTTCAGCGATTTTGCTCACAACATTGGTTGCAATCTTGCCGGCAGGATCTCCGGCAACCTGAGAAACGAGCTCACCCAGAAGTGGAGCACCAACGCTTATCAGGATTGGAACAAGTGCATGTAGAGCCATAGTGCCCCCTTATAGAGTTTCTGCGATGGAATGGAGTTTGCGGCGATACGCCTCCAAGCGCTCCCCGGAAACATGTCGTTTGTAGAGATAGAACAGAGCCCCACAGACCAGGACACCAGCAACGAGCCAGAGGAGCTCGGGCTGCAGAGCAAAGGACGGATCTAACTGATCGGCACTTACACCAGAGGCGGCACCTGCAGATCCAGTTGCTTTCGCAGCTTTGTCCTGGCGCTTCTTCTCCTGGTTCGCCGCATCAGCAGTGGCGCTTAGTTTCTTGCTCTGATCTTCTGGCTGGTATCCCAAATTCTCCAAAGCCATCTGAGTTGCATCCACCTCGACCTCTGCGACACGCCGCGTCCAACCGCGACCAAACGTGGAGAAGGTCCGGAGCCGCTGCAGGAAGCCCAGGCGATAAGCACACATACGGCGAATAACGGCTGTACGCTCCACTGAGCGCCGCGCTTTATCAACGGTCTCATTACCAGCAACACCATCAACACCCGCGCCGATCGCCTTCTGCAGCCACTTCACACCCCGCTTAGGGCCAGAGTTCACTGCACCGTCAAAGGTTGCGTAGTCGATACCCCATGGCAGGTCATCAGCGCGGCATTTATTCCAATACTGCTCGCGGTAGATCTCAGCCACTTCAGCATCAGTAATGTGCCGCACAGACCGGCGCGGAAGACCCGCAAGTTTTAACCACCAGTCATAGGTTGCTTGAGTGATGCCTTTGTTGGTTGCACCACCTGGATCATCTGGGTGGTTTACAAAGCCGCCCTCGTGCCGGCGCAGCTTGGGATAGCAGTTCTTAAAATTCGCTTGGGCCATAAAGAAACCTCCAGCCATTTCACATGACTGGAGGTTAAAGCCGTTCAGGCCCTGTCAACTGAGCTGAGCAAATCCCCGCGATTTATTGAGGCGAGGAGTTCATGATAGCCCAAGCGAAAAAAGGCCAACCAATGAGGAACATCAAGAAACGCCCGATCGCTTTTAGCCAGGCAAAGACAATGATGTGAAAGGGCGCATTCAGGGGCTTTTCAACACGAGCAGTCCAGCAGCCGGCAATCAGTCCAACAATCAGATAAAGGCCGGCAGCTATCCAGAGTAGCCAATACAACCAATCCATAAGAAAACCTCCAGTCATTTCCACAACTAGAGGCTAACCCTGTTTAAGCTTGGTCAACTACGTACTCACTGGTTTAATCTAAGACAGTTGATTTCCATTCGTGTCATAACAAGCAAAAAATTCCGATATGGCTTCAGGCTCTATCACTTGAATCTTTGCAGCATCTCCATATTGAACCCCCAAACTTACAACAACAGAAGAGGAACCATTGATGTCTAGATGCTTATCCGTGATCCCATCAGCATCACCTATTTTTCCACCAATAATCGTGACGTTACTATTGTCTATAACGACATCATAGTTAGTCGGCCCCTCAATAAATCCAGTTCCTGCTATCCTCGGGTTCTTAATGGTAACAATGCTATCACTCAAATTGATCCCATATCTGCTAGCATCCAGGATCAAAGCATTTTCAAATCCAACATGTCCATTCACCACGCGAACGCCGGTGGTTGCCCCCTCAACAAAAGGCGATACCTCAACATTAACAGCCCGCAAATCGTGCATTACTTCGACACCACTCACTATCGTTTTCCTGCTAGCTATGATTGGAATTGTGGTAACCCCACTTTCTACAAACTCACTCGCCGTAAAAGCAAAGCTACCTATTAGAAAACGATCTCCACGAAGAATATCATAAGGAAAACCCTGAACTACAGAAATAGATGTGTCACCAAAGGATATATCTGCGCTCAATGTGGACGTTGGCATCTCACCATAAATATAAAACCCATACGATCCATCACCACTCTCTGAAATTTTACCACTAAACTTACAATTTGCAGACCTTAATGCCCTAACTTCCCCAATATGGTCCATGTTTAGGAAACGCGTGGTTGCAAGCGATCTGAGTAAAAAAACCGAATATCGCTTAAATCCGCGAATAACGCTGTTCTCTACAACTATTGAACCAGTTGCATTAAGTGTTTCAAAACAATCATTTATGTTATCTGACCCATGAACAATGAGATTTCCAATTTTTAAGCCTATGGGCAGGTTTTTTTGTAATGGGTTGCCCAAGCCATCAACTCTAAACTTAGAAGCCCCATGTCCAAGACATTCGATAAAATAGCTTTGGCCTGCTGAAGTTCCCTCAAAAACGGCATGGCCAATTTCGACACCACGTCCAACTAGGCCGCTCTGCTCAACATCAAAGTCGTTTGTCTCATCACCAGCAAGCCAATAGAAACCTTTTTCTAACTGTTCACCATAAATCTTATCAATTGTGATGTTATAAACACTTGAGAGAACAACCCCAAAATTACAACTGCTGAGTGCTTCGATTTTGCGGATATGAATGTCATGCGGATGATAGCTTTCAGTAACAGCCTGCCCCACTTCTGTGATGTTCCCTGACCAATGGGCCTGAAAGGCTAATGAAACATTCCCTGAAACAGTTACATCCCCAGCCGAAACGCTCGACACCCGTCCAAATATCGTAAGTCCTTGTCCCTGCTCCGATCCATCAACACTGACCAAGTTAAGATTTCCAAACCTAAGGTTTTGCATGGGCTCTTGAGCTCCATCCAGGTAATTTCCTAGTCTAACAATATTTCCAAAGTTCCCCGCATTCTTCCCTACAATTGGTTCTTTGAGATTTCGGCTAATCGTTAAATCTCCAATGATTACATTCGAGCTTTCAACAACTAGCCCACTCTCCTCATTACCAATTTCGATAACAAACCCATTCTCTTGCGCACTATCTGTTTTGATTTCTATATTAGAGGGGATACTTAACTGCCCAACATACTTATACTTACCGTCCAACCGACAAACACCACTAGTCAATGAGGTAAAGGCAAGCCATTGATCAATCGCTGCTGTGCTGTCGGTCCCTTCTCCCGTTTTAAAGTTTGCGTCAGAAACCGCTCCAAACTGCTTGGGTGTTGCGAGCGCGTCAGACAACTCCCACCACCGCCCATCTTTCGACAAGAACTTTCCTGCATGTGGCGGCTCATGAGTGGCGCATTTGTATAAGGATTTACCACCATCACCTGCTTCCCTAAATCCTGTGAGTTTCACAGACTGAATAGCCATGTGTAATTCAGCCGCTGCAGCACCTGCCAACGAGTTGTAACGGCCAACCACAACGGTCTCAGCAGCTCCTTCCGCCGCATCTTGAGCATTTCTTGCTGCTTGCATCGCGTCGACAGCAAACGAGGCTGATGATTGGGCAGCCTCAGCATTTGCTTGTGCATTAGAAATTTCGACAAATCTTGGCCCGCTAATTGGGTTTCCATCGCCATCAAATGCGCTCACCCGCCCTGCTCGTTCTTCTGCAGATGGAAGAGGCCCAATCTCCTCATCGAACGGAACTTGCATCGATCGCCGTGTAGTGTCCTGATTATCGCGCTGAAGCTCCTGCAAGGTCATCCAGGCGCGATCTAGCTCAGTATCTAAGTTCCGGGAGTTAAGCCTGCCTGATTGAACAACACTTAATTTTCGCGCTAGAACCGTGGTTCCCTTCACACGCAAGACCGTAGCAGCTGCCAGGCCAACATTGAGGATCACTTGTTGCTCATTCAGGGAGTAATCAGCTCCAAGGCTCAGCTTTCGGAAGTCATCCCCCTCCAAAACCAGCACGGAAACATCAGCATCCTCCTGATACGGAAAGGCAACCGGGAAATGCTTTTGGCCAGCTGCAGCGGAGTAATCATATATTCGCGGATTGTATGGGAGCCGATCAGTCATAAAAAAACCCGTCAGGATAGAATTTTGCTGCTCTATCCTGACGGGTTCAAACAAAGGTCAACCGTGCTTATCCCTTGCCTTTGGCTACGCCCTTGACCTTAGGTTTCTCTTTGCGCGGGATCTTGAAACCTCCGAGCTCATAGCCTGCAGCTTCTGCGCTAGCTTCCAGATCGACAGTTACCGCGCCAGATCCATCCATCAACACACGCTCTCGCAGCTCTGGCCATCTCTCAAGAACAACGCCAAGCGGCAACACTTTGCGCGTTGCAAATCGATCCGCCAAAGCTTGAGCCAGGACTGGCGACAGCTCCTGCAGCTCATGATGATACGTGCGAGTATCAATCGCTTTTTGATGAGCCCAGCCAGGCGCACCAAGAGCAATCAAAGCATTGCGGGTTTCCGCCATAGCAAGATCTGAAAGAATATCATCTGCAGATCCACGATCGCTGGCCGAGATCTCGCGCATGTTCTTTTGAGCAAAAGCATTCGTGATGTACGGCCCTGTAAGCTCTCGACGCAGAGCACCGATCGCCCGCACAGCTGAACGGGCACGCTCTAAAGGATGCAGCCTGCGAGTGCTTGCAGGCATCATGGCAAGCGTGACATAAGCCCGCCGCTCACTATCCAGGGAGTTCAGGTACTCATCTGCAGCAACGTCGTCTCCCCCGTCTGCAAGGGCGCGATAACTCAGAGCAGCTCGCTCAAACTGCCCTGTACTTGGAGAAACCAGTTTCCAGAAACTGGAGATCGACCTGGAGCCCTTGCTGGCGTCTTTAACAAACCGGCGCAAAAACGGCGCATCATCCGGGCTCTGTCCCAAGGCCGCCTCATCCGTGTAATCGTAAAGCGCTGCCAGGTTGCGCCCCCATCCACCAGCAAAGTTGGAAAAGACTTTCTCTGTTACCAGCGGCGAAATGTTGAGAGCGTCTCCAAGCTGCTTGGAAAAGGCCCGGGTTCTGGCAGTGTACTGCAAAGCAGGCTCCAGCGCCTGCAGATGATCAGGCACAATCTGTTGCCCCGTGAAGAAATCCTGATTGCTCTTCAGCTCAAAGTAAGTCTTCACGATCGGGTTGCCTTCCATCACAGAAGGCGGCATCAGAACAGTTGAGAGGTTAGCCAGGTATCGCTCTGCAGAAAGCGGATCTCCCTTAGCAAAAGCATCGTAGGCCGCCTCTCCGATATTGACAAACACCGCGAGCTCGTAAGGCTTGGGGACCGCCAACCACTTATCGCCGGTCTTCACCATCCAGTGAGTTGCTCTGGTAGTGTCGCTAATCTCCTCATATTCGGAGTGTTGGCTCATTAAGGCATGCAGCCCCATACCAGCCAGGACAACACCGGAAAGTTTCATCCAGGCCTTTTGGGCAGTTCCCAGGGCAGCTTCATCGGCAGATGTTAAAACATCGCCCTGCAGTTTTTTGACGTAGGGCAACACCATGTGCCGGCTGAACTTATCAAGCCCCTGCAAGGACGCATTGAAAAACGGGATCAAGCGATTGAGCGCCACCATCTGAGAGCCACGCCGATCAAAGTTGATATGGTCCCGCGAACGCCAAACAGCCTCATAGGCCGCCTCGATCTCTGAAAGCCCCCGCGCTTGCGCCTGGTCTTTAAAGGTTCGCATCAAGCCCACACGCACGCCCGTTTCTGACAGCTCAGTAAACTCCAAGACGCTCTGCAATCTGAGGACGCGCCGCCCCTTCCAGCCCTTTTTTCTGAGCGCTTCAAGATCGCGCTTCAGCGCCCCTTCGCGCACAGAAGCAGCGTTAGCCCCTCCCATGATACCGCCCAGGCTGTTGTACTCTTTTGCAGCCTGGCGGTTGAAGATCTCATCATTGATACCCTTGCCGATATTCTTCAAAGCCTTAAACGGTTCGTCGTAATAAACAAACGAGGTCATGAGATCGCGGGCACCGTTGGCCAGAATAAACTCAGGCGTTGTCGTGATGCCGGCACGCAGCACAGAAGCAGAAGCCCCCATCATCCGGATAAGCATGTGATGCTCTACAGGAGCAAGCATGCCAAAGCTGGCCATCAGCTGATTACCAAACTCTCCATCAGCAAGGCGCAGCGCTTGGATCTGCCCACCACTACGGAAAAACAGAATCGGCTCGCCCTTGGTGTTCGTCACCGTAGGACGGAAAAGCGTGGCCTTTGTGTCTCCAAGCAATCCCTCAAAATTATCCATCATCAATGTCAATTCTTCAGGCATCAATCCAACGCTACGCCCCGCACTCTTCAAAGCTTCCAGCGGATCGATGATCATTGCTTTCAGGTCATGCGCCGGCACAATCTCAGCGATCCGGCCTGCACCATTCCCAACGCGCCGCGCCAGTTTCGCCAGCGCTTTAATCGGCTCATTACGTGCTATAGCTGCATTGGTTTCATAGGCATCTGCCATCAACGTTTCCAGCGGATTGATCACGTCTCGCGTAGAGCCCTTAAAATGCTGGCTCCCCATGGAGTTCCCTGCTGCAGACTTTCCGCCTCGTGCATTCGCTTTAGCTGCAGGATCTCCGTCATAATCAAAGGCGCGAAGACCAGGAACATAATCACGGATCTTCAAGCCGGCCTGATAAGTTTCCTGAGCAATCAATCCAGCATCGAGCTTCTTTTTCCATAGAGCCTGGTTAAATTCATAAACCTTCGCTGCAGCTGAAGGCCATTGCGGATTAGCCGCCTCGGCTTCCTGAATGTTCTGCAGGTGATCACCATGGCTCAGCTTGTCCGGAGGATTGGGGATCTCGCCTTTTTTGTAGCGCTCCCATTCAAAGACAGCGCGGCGGCTCCACAGGTAAGCGCCAAACTTTTTCATCACAGCTTCATCAAAGGATGAAAAAGCATTACGGCCAGGCCCATGAGCTTCAACGATCGCATCTCGCAAGCTTACGCTTTCAGGCCTCAGGCTCTCATAACCATGCACGCCGTACATGAGATCCATGTGGCCAGACTGCTGAGAACCTCGCGCCATGTCGGCAAGCTTGCCAGCATCATCCTTCACTTTCAGATCCAGAACCTGGCCAGTACGCGCCTTGTGAATTTTCGCAAGCTCTCGTACAGCTCTATGGATAGGGTGAAAATCGTCTAGGAGCGCCGTGTAAGCGTTGTGCAGCTTGTCGGCTATCGTTGCACCCAAACCATGCCGTTTGGCGTCACTGGCGAACTTCTGGCCCGTCCCGAGCGCTTTATTGGAGACTATCGTGCTTTCTACAGCCAGTTGTGATGGCAGCTGCAGATATTCGCCGTATGCGTCAATAACTTCATCCAGGCCTTTCAGGAGTTCTGGATCATCTTTCTGGAGCAATCCCCGAAAGGCCCTAAAGAACTTGGGAGCCTTGCTTTCCGCATAGAGCGGGTTCGTCATAGCCAGGCGAAAAAACTCTGCAAAGCCCTCGGTGAGTTTGTTGTCTGGGGCAACACCTGGATAAGCAAGCGCCTCAACCTCAACAAAATGGCGTTTCATCAAAGCGACGACAGGCTTTCCCAAACGCTCCTCGATGTGGTGGCCAACCTCATGCGAGAACGTGTCGAAGTCGTCTTGTGATCTAATGCGAACAACACCGGATCGCACACCATACGTCCCCATAATGCGGGAGTTCTTGGAGCCTTTCAGAGAAAACCGCTTCTGCCGTGCTGCCGCAATCCCGGCAAGATCCGCCAGGCGATTAGAAACGTCACGCAAACGCGTAAACGGTGCAGCTTCTTTTCCGGGTTGAGGTTGAGCGATGCCATTTGCCGGCCTTGCACGTTGCCCCGTTGCACCTTGCAATCTGGCTTCACATCATCGCCAGCGCTCCCCTCAATATCCGGCTGTTCTTTCTGAGAGCCTGAAGAGATTTCATCTTGCTGCTCAGAGAGATTTCCCTTCCTGCCTTGCTCCGCCCGTTTTTCCTGAAGTAAGCCCGCATCTCGCGAAAGCCTATCACCTAACGCTTCAACCTCTTCGGTAACATTAGAAACCAAGTCAGACTTTGCAGCATCTTCGAGCGGCTCAGCTCCGTCAGTTCGGCTCACCATTCCTTTGACTTCATCACCGGAAGCTAGCGGCAAGTTGCTCGCGATCTCCTCAGAGCCTGGCTCTCGATCAAAAACCTCAAACGCTTGAGAGATCCGCTGCTCTGCAGACTGCTCCACAAGCGCCTCAGAGGCTTCCATATTGACGCCTCGCGAAACTGGTTTTGCAGGAGCTTCATTCTTTTCAAATGCTGAAAATCCACCCTCAATACGCTCATTCGCGACTTCAGCACCTTCAGCTGCAGGCTGGTTGTCAATAACATCTTGCCTGTAAATCGTGAGCTCCAAAGGCTCCTGCCCGCTTGGGTTATCACCAACGGGCTCTCGGATCGCATTATCAAGCGGCGCTTGAGGTTTGAGCTCTGCAGTCTCAACACCTTCCTCTAATGTCCGTGCAAGATCGGCCCCGCGGTCTGCGTGCGTCAAAGGACCAGCAGCACCACCAACCGCGGCTCCAAGTGCCGTGGACGCTGCCAGCTGAACAGGATCAAACTGCTCTCGAAAGCCAGCCCCCATCTCAATCCCTTGGATCGCACTATCTACCACCAGGTTAGAAGCACCAGCATCAACAGCACCCGCAAAGACTTTTGCGCGAACCCCTGTAAGTCCGAGCTGCTGGATAGCTTTGGCACCAATCCCCAATCCAATAAAGTTCTCGACTGCGACTGCCGTTCCAGCAAGCTGCCCGGTTAATGCGGTCGCCCCATGCAAGAACCCATCCCACTCCTCAAAATCTTCATATTCCTGATTGAACGCCATGCGATCTGCAGGCCGCGTCGTATCTTTCAGCGCCCCGTGCAAAGTGTTGTAACGCTGTGCGGCTTCATAGTTGATAGAAAAGCGCTCAGACAAAGACCGTCCTGGACCTTGCATCAAAGCAGAGCCATCAACTCCAGGAGCATCAGCCAGGGCCGCAAAGGGGTTTTCTGTAACGGTTTCAGGGGAAACGTTTTCATCGGCCACGGCGATACTCCCTGGCAAGTTCTGAGGTAGGAATGAAGCTTTCCAGCCCGTTGGCATCTTTTGTCGTGATGCCATCAGCTGGCTTTCTGCGGTTGTCCAGGATCTGCGCGGCTGAACCTTTTCCAAAGTACTCATCAAACTGAGGAGCCAAAGACGGATCAGACAAAAGGAGATCGACCTGCTTTTTGTTCATGGGCAGAGGGTTTTGTTCCATCGCTCTTTGAGCCGCTCCCTCTCCAAAGACCTCATCAAACATCGCTGCCTTTTGCGGATCACGCCGCATCATTTCAATTGTAGCCGGATTGGTGTCTCTAAAATCAAACAGCTCAGGCATGTTGACCGGCGTGAAGGCCTTATCCGCCTTAGTTGTTTCGAGAGCCTTGTTCATGGCTTCAACGTCACTGCGAAGGGGAGCGCCACCCTCTTTCACATGCCGCATAATACCCTGAGCGAACTTTCGAGCAGTCGTATCCAGGCCCTGGCTTTCCATCATTTGTTCCAGGACATCCTCAGCATGTTCGCCATACTGCTCATGGAGTGTTTCAGCGTAGCCTTTCAGATCAGGTTGATCTGAAGCGACAAAATCAACGAACCCGTAGAGCACGCTTTTGACCTCTGCCTTAGTCAGCGGCGCTCTAGCAGCCTCGGGCAATCCCATGGCCTCTTGAGCATTCATCCGCTCTGAGATCAGGTTCTGAACACTTCCAGGATCATCCTCGATCACACTGGCTTTAAGATCTTGCAGCTCCTCAAAAGCTTGCTCAGCAGCAAGTGCAGGATCAGTGGATCGCAGTTTCACAAGTGCCTTGGCCGCCTTGGCAACAGATCCGTAGAGCGCTTCCTGGCGAGCATAATCAGCAGCACCGGCAACAGGCTCAAGATCCTCAAGTCGTCCCATGATATCGGAGGTAGGAAGCTGAGCCATGCCCGTTGTGGCTTCAAAATACTTGCGGGCATCTTCGCGGCCATTCAGCCATTTTTCAGCAGCAACCTCGCCAACCACAGAAGAGACTTGCTCCAAAGACAGCTCCTCTCCCCCGTATTGGATACCAACGCCCTCAGCCTCCATGCTTGCCAGATCACTTTTGATCAGGCCTTTAAACTTCGCCTTCTCAACGGAGCTCTCACTATTAAGCTTTGCGGCCTCGGATCTGGCAGCACCGCCAATCTCTCTGGAAAGCGCCTGGACGGTTTTGTAATCCAGATCCGCAAGCGGCCCTTCTCCGGAGCCCCACGCATCAACCAGGCCATTTGCATATTCTTCACGGGATTTGGCATCCGGTAGATCTGCAGCGATACCACGCACACGAGAGATCGCGGTTGTCTCGACAATTCTTTCACGGTGGCGAGAGGCAACTTTTGCACTTAACGCGCCATTGGCCTCCGCGCTATCGATGATCCCTGCAAGCGCAACAACCCGCTCCTGCAGGTTCTTATCAGCTTCCTCATCGTCACCCGCGATGTAAGCTTGGCGCTCTAATGATCGGAAACCCTCTGCAATACCATCCTCTGCAGCCGTTGCTCGTTGTGTGAGCTCTCTCTTAGCTTGCTCCTTGTTGGCCTTTCGCTCATAAATCGCCCGCCTGGTCAAAAAGGTTTTTTGCGCGAGCTCCTGAACCTCTTCCGGAAGCGCGGCCAGCGTTTGCTTTTGGATCTCATCAATCTCAGTCGTGAGAGCTGCAGGATCATTCTCATGCTCATCATAGGCGGCATTTAGAGATTGATCGATCTCAGCTGATAGGCGCCAGGAAAACGCAGAAAGAGCAGCGCGATCATGGGCGTCACCTTTCCGCGTTCCATTCCGTTTAAGCTCTAATGCTGGCCCCTGCTCTGTTTTGGTCTGCAGGCCCATTTTCTTCCAGGCCCACTGGCGCACCTGTCCAGCAGTCTTGCCAGGCAAAACACTCGGATTTGCCTGCAGCATTGCATTAGCTTTTTTCTCACCAACTACGCTGGTAAGCACATCAAGGATCGGAGCATCTGGCGAAGCACCAAGAACCCCCTTTGCACCTGCAGGTCCAAGAAAGTATCCAAGATAAACATCGCCATCGGTGGGGCTAAACCCTGCAGCCTTTAAACCGTTCTGGATCTTGGAGAGATACCCGCCAGCCAGTTGCCGGCTCAAGTTTCCATCAGTGCGGAGCTCCAGCAGCTGCGCATCGGTTTTCCCTGCAGCAAGATCCGGCCTCTGGCTTTTGATCTCTTCAAGCCAGGTTCCCTCAATGAACTGGCCGGCACCGGTTGCAGTAGAAAGCTTGTTTTTGGCGTTTGGATTGCCGCCGCTTTCACGGCCAATCACGCGATCAATCAGAGAAGCATTGACAATCGCCTCCGGACTATCAGGAAGCGCAACACTTGTTCCAGCGCTCAGGCCAGCTTTGCGCCCTTCCTCAGTCCCCTCCCTGATCTGTGCTTTGGCTTTGATCTCTCCAAGCGCGCCGGCCAAACTGGCAGCACTGCTCGCCGCCCGTAGCCAGGCTTTTTCGTTGCCAGGAACAGCAGAGCCAGGCTTCATCGAAACCCGGCCTCGACCTTCCAGATCCTGCAAACGTCCTACGGATTGTCCTCGCCTATTCGTCATAGCTTAACTCGCCAGTTTCAAACCAAGATTTGCGCCTTGAGCAAACGCCGCCAGCCTGCCAGCTTTGCGCGTAGATTTTGCAAGGCTTCGATAACCAGCAGCACGAGATCTATGCAGCCCCATCCTCGCGCTGGTATCAGCCCGATCAATGGAGATCTCTTGTGCTGAATCGCTCTCCAGGTTTTGCCTGGTGTCTTCTGCAACACCGCCAGAAAGATCGATGCCAGCTGCAGCAAACTTCACATCATTCTCACCAAGTGCGGCGGCCAGTTCTTTTTTAAGAGCCGTGGTTCTCGCCATGCCTTGTGAGCGTTCATCGACCTCCGCAAAATCTGCATCAGCCGCTTTCATCTCATAAGCATCTGCCTGAGAGTTGCTTGCCGCTAATCCCGAGAGGATCGACGTTGCACCGGCAATCCCTTGCAAAATCATTGCAGCGGGAGATCCAAGGCCAGCAATGGCCGCACCGCCAGCCGCGCCAGCTGCAGCAGCTCCAGCGCCGGCACCTGCTGCAGCTCCACCACCTCCCAACAAGCTGCTAAATGCAGCAACTGCCATTTGCATTTGAGTATCTCCTTAAAGATCTGCTTCAATGGTGATAGAGCGCACGGTTAGCCGTCCTGGACGAACTTGCGTAATCGTCACCGTTGGTTCATCGAAATATCCGGTAAAGCCCTGCAGCGGGATCACACCCGTAAAACCTTGCTCAAGCTCAGGCAGGTCAACCCGAGCTCCAAAGTGCTGCAGAGGCACATCGTAGACTTTGCCGCACACAGACACGGCAAGCGAAGTTGTATCGACCACGGAGATCCGGACGGTATGAATACGAGCCGGACGCTTGAGAACAACATCCGGCCCAATGTCACGAGGTGGAGGCAATGTCTCAACGACCGGAGGTGTCCAGCGCCCCACCGTGATCTCAGTGGCCTCAATTGGAAGGGTGATCGCATTGTTTTCAACGGCAAACGGCCCAAGCACATCACCATCAGCAAGCGCCCAGACCTCCGCTCCCTCATGAACATCAAGGCCACCAACAACGCTGATCGGCTGAGCAGACTGCACCTGGATCGCACCATCCAGGATCAAATCAGGCTCAAACTTCTCAAGAGAACGACGCGCTTGTCCGCCAACCTCACGCTCGACAATAGCAACCAGCTCATTGCGCCCATTGCAGGATACAGCCTTGTATCGTGATCCCATGATCCGGGTGAAAGCTGTTACATCCTGCTCTCGGAGCAAATGACCAAACCGCAGATCTCCATCGTCCTCGACCACGGCCAGCAGGTTTGCATCAGAGGAGTACCGTTGCTTGCGCAGAGCAATATCCTTGATGCTCTCGAACATGTGAGCAGCGAGCAACGAAATAGGCAGGGCAACAAAGTTGCCCTCAACATCCGTATATCGAAACTCGGAGATAACCCCGCGATCCTTATGCACGAAGATCGCAGCGCCCTCATTCTCAACGATCGGCACGCCTGCAGCGCAGCCATGGCTTGACGACTTCACATGGATTGGCGGTTTCTTCTTGGAGATCTCACGATCAGAAAGCCAATACTCACCCTCACTCGTGAAAACGAGGACGTTACGCCCTTCAACTATTCGCTCAATGCGCTCACCACCAGGAACATCCATCGGCACAACAAACGCGCCGTTTGCTTCGTCCTGGTCCTCATCAAAATTGAAGTAATCGCCAGAGACAGAAGCCATCCAAACGTTGGGCAGTTTCGCCAGGCCACCAGGAATAAGCCGCTGCTGAATGAAAACACCGCAACCAGGCCAGCCGCGCTCTGCAGAAACAATGTCCTCACCAGGCGCAACACCAACGGTTGTTTTGTAAGCAACGATCGCAGCATCAGCTTTGTTGATCACCGTTCCGGAAACGGCCCACCCGTCCCCCTCGTTCCCCTCACCAGAGAACTTGATTGAGATCTTGTTGCTTCCTGGAGAGGAAACCTGAATGCCATCTCGAATCGTGCTCAGTTCCAGGATAGCTGACTGGATCTCGTTCACGGCTGCAGCTGTACTCGTATACGTCATGGAGCGCGTTTCCTGGCCAGAAACAACCAGCTGGAAAACAGTAGTCGCAGCCAAGCCAACAAACTCCAGCTCCCAAACTGCCGGTTTATTGTTGGTGTATTCAGCGCCATAATCCCAGGTTGCGTATTCTCGTAGGCCAGCTCCTCAATCCGCCAGTCATCATCAGCAAACTGGCGAATGCGCCGCGTTGGCACATTTCGGTGAAACAGCAAAAGCGTATCCAGCGATTGAACGTGGTTGAGCTCTGAGATCTGCTGCAGAGAATGAGGCAGCTGCAGATCCTTAAAGTGAGCTCCATCTTTCCAAATGCTCAAAAGCCCTGCAGCAATCACCAGATCAAAGGACTTTCCGTCCGAGTTCACAAAGGAAATCATACGTTCAGCATCATCACGAACAACGCTGAGATGCCGCATACGTCCAGCAACGGAAAATCCACCCTGAGGGTGGATATGAACGTTTTCCATCCGCTTCGCGCCGGAAGAGAAGTATTTCAGCTGAGTTCGATCGATGAGCATCACATCGAGTTCACCGCTCGTAAACGTGGCCTGCATCTTCCCAGGTGAGGAAACCATGGCTTAGCCCCCCTGAAAATGTTGCGTGAGCGGATTGCCCTTAAGCTTCAGCTTTTTGCTTGGAGTTCCCTGAGCCTCTGCCTGGATCGCCGCACCGATCAAACCACCGCGCATGTTTTCCTGAGGCGTGCCGTAAACATCCCGGCGCAAGGCTTCACGCTTTTTCTCTCTGGAGCGATCGCCATAACCAGCTCAGCAGAAAGCGCCAGCGTTGCAGCTTCCATAAAGGCTGAAGACCACATGTCCGGACGAGCAGAATAAGGAATGAGCGCATAAAGCTCAGGCACATCAGCGTGAACCTTATCCTCCTCAGGCGTAAAATCTGTGAAGGTGCTTTCAGGATCTCGCGGCGATGTGGTGAGTTTTTTTGGTGGCCCAAGGCGATCCGGAGGAAGTTGGAAAACATTGCTGTAGCCGGCAAAGGCTTGAACACCATGCAAAATGGAAAGCTGCCTGGTTGTCAGCGCAAAACTCCAGGGATAGTGGCCGAGCAAGAAACTGATCACACCCTGATAAACCAGGTTTGCACTTTGGCCACCAGGAAGATCATCAGTGAGGCTCTGCAGCGGCTCTAAACCGACACGCGCACAAGCGCGGTTGATAATAGCTTCAGGGGAATAATAGCTCATGAGGACACCGGAAGAGAAACAAAGAGCGGCCCGGAGCCGCCAGCACTCCGAGCCGTGAACAGCGAGACAGGCTTAAGCCGTTGTCTGCGCTGCAATCTGCACAACACCGCCAGTAACCGAAGTCACCACGTAGCATTTGAGACTAGCAGTCGCGTCTACATCCAATGACGCGTCAATCTGATCACCTACGCTTAGGCGGTCTGCAACAGAATTGAAGTAACCATTGGCCTCAACTGCAGCTGCATCATCAACAGTTACATACCCGTACTTGTTTCGCACGGAGCCTTTGCCAAAGCCGACAGAACCAATCTCATTGATCTTGTTAAGGCCGTTCGATTTAAAGGACATTTCATCACCCTGATGTGGTCGGAAAGATTAATCCGGCGCCGAAGCGCCAGATCAGACTTGCAATGCGTTATGGAGAAACTGTCAGATCACTGAGCGCCTTAAAGCGCCCACGAACGAGACCTTCTTGAAGAATGCCTGCCGCAGCACCTTCACTTTCAAGACGCATGGAGTGAGCGCCCTTCTTGTTCTCCCAATCCCACCAGCTTTTGAGGGTTTCATTGTTTGCCCAGCCAACGGCAGCCTTGTGCCACATGATGATATCTAGGGAAGTGCCGCCGCCTGGCTGGCGGAAGTAACTGGCAGGAGCACGGAACCAATTCACATCGTTCCAGAACTTGCCCTTTTTCTTACCTTTGGCAGTGAATGAAAGATCTGCGCCCACCCATTCAGCAGAGTTAAACTGCTTGTAGGTCATCAGAATATTCCAGAACAACGGAGGCACTGCGCAGTAAATCTCACCATCTGCAGGCACATCAGCCTCCATAAGACCAGTGGTCATTTTCATAGCAGCGCCGAGATCGAAGTTCACATTCGCGCCACCAACCATTCCAGGTCGCCCCTCAGCGTCCAGGTGTGGTGTAAGCGCAGAACCTGTGGCTGCAGCAGAGGATGCTGTGGCATGGAACATATCAACGATCTCGCCATCAGTCGCACGGCCCAGAGCTTTCGCTCCGATCATTGCGATGTTCTCACGCTCGTTCACGTTCGTGCGTGAAAGATCCTGATGGTAGATGTAGTCAAATGCTTCCCAGGTTTCCAAGCTCGCTTCAGGGCGGCTTCTGTCCGGTTCATAGGGGTTGCATCATGTCCCCGGCGCTTCTTATTCGCCTCCCCTTTTCCAAACACAGGGAAGTAAGCTTTTGTACCTTCGATCCGCTCGGCAGCGGACACGCAATCACGGAGAAGGAAACCTTCAGCCTGGTACTTGTGATGTGCTCGGGAGTTAAACTGCTCAATAAAATGAGCGTCTGCAGATTGCGACATTGTCGGCGGTCCTTTCTAATCTCCAATGAGAAAACAAACAAACGCCATCTCATCTGAAGGGCCGCCAGGGAGCACAGGTCTTTTGAAAAGAGGGCCGCACTCCAAATGGCAGGTTCTGATTTCTGGCTGAGCTTACGCTAAACCCAGCCAGCAACCGTCAACCGTTAAGGATAGTGCCGCTTGTATCCTTCGTCGTACTCGGCTCTCAGCTTTGGATCATACTTTGGCGAGCTCGGATCAATCCGATCATCACTGTCCAGCTTCTTCAGATCTTCTTTGGTAAGTGATCCATTAGAACGCCCGCCATCATTTTCGGAAATAGTAATGCCGCGACTACTCAGCAGATTGGAAATGCCATTCAAGAAGGCATTGCCGCCAGCAAGATCGGTCAGGCTTTCAACAAACTCGGCTGCAGGTTCTGGGAGCTTCATCTGCGCAGCAAGGTTTTTAGCAAAGGCCTCATTGTCAACGACAACCTGGCTCACCGCCTTGCTATCGGTAATCCCTAGGAATTCACCGGTTTTCTTAAGCTCCACTTCTGGATCATAAGGCGGTTCGATCTGACCTGACTTAACCAGCTCAGTGAAGGTTTTGTCGATCAGAGAGCCGAACTGTTCATTCGACATTCCAGCATCATGGGCTGCAACGGTAGCCGCCTGATAAACCGGATCTTCTGCGGTGTTCTTAAAATAGGGAGCCAGGGTTTCATTAGGCTCAAACGAATAGCCCGATGGATCTTCCGGAGCTTGCGGCTTTTCTTCAGACCGTAACCCCTTATAGGCACCATAAATCTTGTCGATTGTGCCCTGGTTGTTCTCGCCTAGAAAGTGCTCCGGAAACCCCTCAGGAACATAGCGCTCCGTATTGTTGCCATCACCAGAACCACCATCTCCGTTTCCTTGGTTTTCTGAGTTGTTCTGATCCTGCTCGAACTCTTGATCTCCAGCCATCGTCATTCTCCTTTTCTGGCGCGACCCCGCCACCAACTTCGGCAAGGTCTTTTAAAATCATTGCAACCACGCTGTTTTGCCCTTCGCGATAACAGCCGTAGGCGTGGGATTGCCAAGGATCGATCCCCAGCTGAGTGTGAAATTTGATCCGGCGAACTGTGCCATTCAGCAGCTCATCAAGAACAAGCTGCCCCTCCTCGCTAGAAAACACCGTGGCAAGCGCGGCCAGGTACTGAGTACGGCGGCGCTGGTTCTCTCTGTTTTCCTGACTGGCTTTTTCTTTCGCTTTGGGATCTGCAGAAAACTTGTTCATCAAGCCATCGACAGAACCCCAATCATCACCTTGCAGATTGCCCATGAGCTCTGCGATCGATTGTCCATTCATGATCAACCTGCCTCTGCTTCTGTTGGAACTGCAGCTGCAGCACCAGGCACGAGCCCGGATTGAGCAGCCATCTGCGCGGCGAGCATTGCTCGATCGTCCTCTTCCATCTTCTTCCGTTCGTCCGCATTCACTTTGAGGCTCTCTGGAACTCCCATCTCGCTGCCGATATGCAAAAGAGCTTCAACCATCTTGACCACCTTGCGGGCGTCTTGCGCCAGCAAGGCCTGGCACATTTCAATCCATTGGATGATTTTCTGCATTTTCTCAGCAGCTCTGGCGGTTGCCATTGGAGAGGAAACTTGAATTTTCACGAGGATCTGATCGATATCTGGCGCATCCGTGATCATGCCCTTGTCATAGGCGATCTCAATCAGTCGCTCGGCAAGCGGAACAATGATCTCTTTAACCAGGCGGCCAAATGCACCAACGTGATCCTCTGCAAGCCGCTTCATGCGCTCAAGGATCTCTGTCGCGGAACGCACCGCGCCACTGTCCGGAGGCAAGGCTTGATCCATCATGGTTGTTTTCACACCCATACGCAGATCATTCAAAACGATATTGTTGAGATCCAGGCGAGGCTCAGGGAACTTTTGAACAGAAGGCCCCAGCACGCCACCATTTCGCGCGACCTTCCAAAACTCACCAGGCTCAACTGAGGCCATGTCAGGGTTAAACACCCCATCATCAACAGCCGTATAGATCCCCAAAAGAGAGATTGCAGCTGCTTGCAATGTCAGCCGTTGCGCTGTGTTGAGCGTCTTGATTGAGGGCATTGCCAGGTTAATCGGACCACGGCCATAAACTTCGCCAGGCACGCGGAAATAGCGAGGCGTGAGCAGGGGCATGTCCGGCTACTTTTCGTCTTAATGATCGTCTCATCATCTTCAGGCGACCAGGCGATAAAGTCCCATCGATCTGTTTTGGAGTTGTAGATACAGTCCTGGTTGAGAACCACTTCCTTTTCAGGATCTTTCTCCTCCAGATCGCGTAGGGTTTTACCAAACTTGCCATCTGGGAACATTTCGCGAATAGCCCGGACGGTCCACTTACGACCCCAAAAAATCCCGGTTATGTCACCATAAGCACCTGCCTCAAGCAAAACCTCATCAATAGGAACGCAAACAAACCGTGCAGGCTTTTTCCGGTTGCCTTCCAAGATCAGCATGGCCCCGGTGCCGGCACCAAGTTCCAGGCCCATCTCAACAAAGGCCATATCAAACTCACCGTTTGACATCATGCCAGTGCTTACTTTTGAGATCCCCTCAAGCGGCCCTGCCAGTTCATCCTTTTCCTTTTGCGGGAGAATATCGCCAGCCTTGATCTGAAAGGGTTCATCACCGATCAGATCTTTCCAGAGCTTACCTGCAAAGCGGAAGTTTGAGACGATCGCGGTTTGATCAAACGCCTTATCAACGCGGCTTGCACCCTTACTCGTTGAGCCAGTGTTAGCACTCCGGCGATAAGGAATTGCATAATCAAACGCGTCATCGCGCAAAGGCTTATGAGAGTCATACTCAGACTGAGCCTTTTTGCGTCGCGATTGAATGCTTTTTAGGTTTGGTTCAGCCAAGGCCAACCTCCATCACCTGAGATTAGCCGAGAGAAGACTGGCCAGAAGACGAACCAATAAAGGTGAGAAGTCTGCGCCCGCGCTTGCGAGTGCCCCCGCCACCTGGCGAGGCCTTGGACTGATCAACTTCTGCCTGCTGGCTTGCCAATGCAGCCAACTGCCGGCGCTGAGCTTCATCCGCTTGTCGTTGCGCCAGCCTCCGCGCCTTCTTGTCCCCGCCTCCGCCTACCAGACCGCCCATATTGCCAGATCTCCAAGTTCTCAGTGGTCCCAACAAGCTCAAATCCAGCCAGGCGAGCCACGCGCCCGCCGGCTTTGGATTGAACCAATGTGTAGATCTCACCGTACTCGGAAGCCTCAAGGGTCAACCGTATGGCGCGGACAATCTGGAGCATGCTGTTTTCAGCTTTGGGCGTCACCATCCACCAGGCCTCTAAGTCACCATTGGGCCACGGAAACAGGCCGGCAACAGAGACGAGCTCTCCAGTATCATCATGAAGCGCCCAGGATCGGCCCTGCTTCAGCTGCAGCTTGGCAACCTTCCAGGCTAGGTGGGGGCACTTGCCCATGCACTGAGCAACATCCATCAAGTTCGCGGGAGTAGATAAAGTAAAAGCCATGACACGAGAGTGCCATGGCTTAAACACTGTCAAACGAGCTCGGCTGTTAATCTGGATTATGACGCGCTAAAACTCTCGCTTTTTGCCTCATAATGATCTGAGATCTGGGCCGAACATTTATCGCCGCTTCATATGCCGCACGAGCCAGGATCGAGTTGTAATTCATGGACAAAATCTCATGACACTGACCTCCAACCCACTCCTCGACAACAAACGGCAGCTCATCAATTGATCGCATATTGCTTCGGTAGGACATGCCCACCCAATAGCATAAGAACAAAAAGAGAACAACACTATGTGTTGTGAGGATCAAAACTCCCCTTCTTAGGCGGCGGTCCACGCCGATCATTTTGCTGATCACCACGATCTCGACGAGATCCTGCAGCATCACTCACAACAGCTGGCCGGCCACGATACCCGAGTACAAGGTACTGCAGGGCGTCATGAGGGTGAGAGTATTCATTTTTTGATGGCTCAGGGTCATACGCTGGCCCCGCATCTTTTGGCCGTTTTTTGTACTTGTAGCCACTAGCAAAGCCACGATTGAGCTTCTTGCAATGTCTGGAAATCAAGAGCCTTGGCGCATGCCCATCAATCAGTTTTGTGAGTTCTGCGCGTACAGCAGCCAACCTTAAGCCCAGTTCGTTCGAACCATTTGCCGGAATTAGAACTGGCTCTGAAAGAGCCTTACTTACTGTTTCAATCCAAGAGAGCTCACCACCCTCTTTATCAGCACCATACTGAGCCGCTGGATCTGCCCAGATCCGAATACTTGGCACCTGGTAATATCTACGGGCAATCAGATCATTCAGAAGTTCCGAAAGCCGATCTGCGCCATACCCCTGCCCCGGAACCAATTCATCTGTAATGATCAGCTGGCCATTAGGTCGAGGTTGCCCCAAAATTGCTGAAGGGTTCAATCCAGCATCCAACCCGATCAGCAATGGTAATGACTGATCGGGTTTCAAGTCCCTAGCAGACGTATGAAAACTGCCATTGTAATCTGAATAAACAGGTTTTCCGTCACGACTAAAACCGAACTCATTTCGCACAAACCGACGGATATACCATTCTTCCTCGTTTTCTACGATCTTGAGATAATAATCCGGCTCCAAGTTTCTTAGGTTTTCAGCCTTGGGCGACAACCCAGAAGGCTGCTGATAGAGCACACGGTTAGGGCTAGGGTTTTCAACAAAGGTATCATATGTCCAGTTATCAACGTCCGGAGCATTGAAATCTCCAATCACTTGCCGAAAACGCTTCGCATTTGGATCTTTCAGATCTGATTTTTTAGGATATCGCCCCGTGCGCTGCTCCAGGTACTTCAGGCCATGCTCATCAATGGTATCCATCTCATTGAGCCAGGCTCCAGAGATCTCCATCCCTCGCAGCTTCTCAGCAACAGTCGAGTTTTGAAGACCCAAAAAAATCGTTTCCGCTTCAACCCTTGTTCCATCAGGCAACCGCCACTTCAAAATGTGAGTAACAGGCCGATCATTACCACCAGTCCAGGAGCTTCCTGGATAATCTTTTGGGAACCACTGCTGCCAACTGGCTAGAACCGTTTTTTCGGCATCACGAAAACTAGTTCGAACCACAACCCACTTATCTCGGATAACGCCATCCTTACACGGTGGCATGAGAGTTGCGGCCACAACGCGGGCCATTGCACAGGCAACAGTTTTACCACCGCCTACCGGCCCCATAATCGCCTTGGTCAAAATGCTATTTCGAATGAAGTTTCGGGCCACCGGCCCTGGAGGCACGTATCGATAAGGATCAAACTCCTCATCAAGCTCATACTCCGCAATCAACTCAGCAGTCGAAAAGCCTTCAGGAGAGTGAAACGACATTAAATCCCCCACGCCCCCTGAGCTGGATTAAAAGGCTCCACGCCCCCACACCCCGGCCCAAATGCAAAGGGTTCCACCCGCGCCCCACCAGCCGAGATCAAGGCTCCCGCCTCGTTTTCAAATCCGGATCGGTGTGAGAGCGAGCACCCCTGTATGGGGGCGCAAAGTCGATTTCCGGAAAGCCTCGCAGAATTCCGCCATTCCTGACGCCATTGGAACCCGCCAGCCACCATCGCGCCACGAAAATTTGAAATGAACCGAGGCACCTTCAAAATCACCGGGACGCCTCTTTTAACACCCTGCCCGATGGCATCACGAAAGCTGGCTACCTGATTTTTTATCAGGGCGATCAATGGCTGATTTCCTTTTAGTTTCATGCACATACGTACACCGTGCGACTTGCGCTCCGTACGACTTCTATTCATCATCACCGCTAACCCTTTGATTTCGTTGGGTCTGGTCATCTGAGCTCTGCTCTTGCGCTCCGATGCTCATTGGCTCCTCGTCGGCGTCCAGATACTTGCCCTCGTTCACCTGGTCTGTACCCAGATCGATCATGAGCACCGGCAATCGCTCGTCATCGTCGCTCTCTTCACGAACTGGCATCTTGCCATGGAGGTACGGAGCGACATGATCTGCGGTCTTCAGCTGCATGGCCACGATCTCTGGGATCGTTGGTATGCCGTCCAGCTTCCCCTTGAGTGCTTTGATGATGGCATCAGCAAGCGTTAGCCCGTCTACCTTTGCCTGCTCTTCAACAAACCACTTCCACAAATCTGCTGGATGGCTTGAGAGGAACTCTCCCTGAAACATCAACGGATCTTTGAAGCCTCTAGCACTCCACATCTTCTGCAGCTGCTCCGTCTTCTTGTTCTTCGCGCCTTTCGGGCGGCCTCTCCCCCGGCTTTCACGAGATCCGGAGCGACGAGCAGAAGGGAAGACGTCATCTGGGCCGCTCTCCTCCTCATGCGGGATCAATTCAAATTGCTCGTCGGTGTGGCTCATTTCCCCCGTATCCCTTCGATAAAACCGAATATTTTATTGGCCTCAGAAATGCCCGAGATTATCGGTGTCCCGAAAGTGTCTCTTTTGGTGTCTCCAAAATAAATAAACAAAATCATATAGTTAGATAATAGTTCCACTAGGGACACTAGGGACACCAATATATTTATATGTGTGGGCGCGTGTGTAAGAGCTCTAATCTGGTGTCCCTAGTGTCCCCGCTGTCTAACTCACTGACTTTACTTGCCATTATCGGAGACACTTGGTGTCCCTGAGGTGTCCCCGAGGTGTCCCCCGAACCCGTTCGGAGCGAGAAACCCCGCGACTGGAGCCACGGTAGATCTTTTTTCAATTGGTCAACTGTCCGCAGACGCGCAGTAGCCAAAAACTCAGAGCTCTCGGTTGGGCCGCGCGGCGGCGGGCCGTTTAGGCCTGTAGGGTCCGGGTGTGGGTAAACACACGCGGATCTATGCCTCCGCCTAGGGTCGGGGTGCATCAGCTCTCCTCAGTTAGTCTCTGGAACTCATCGAGCACGATCAGCGTGCAGCGCTTAGAAAATCCGCCAATCTTCACCTTGTTGAAATTCTTGTCATGGCAGACAATGGAGCCAGGGCCTTGTCTTAGGGCGCTCTGCCACACGCCTAGGCCACCCTGCCCTCCCCAGGCTGTGTCTTTAAACAGCTGAGACAAAGCTGGTCCTGAGTTTGGTATGGCCAGGCAGTAACCAGGAAGGATCTTATCTTTCTGAATGATCCCGAGATCCACCTGAGCCAACTGAGTACGAGCAATATCAAAGCCAAGGACACCACTCTGCAGATCTTCCAGAAGCCCGCCTATGTTGTGTCGCAGGCCGTTGCGCCATGCATCAACACGCGAAGACAACAGATGTTCCAGGCACGCTCGCCAGTTTTCTTTTGCGTTCTCATGTTCTGGCAGGAGGGTCGGGGCGAGCCTTTGCCCCCAATCACTCAGGTTCTCCATGGGATAGTCATTCTCTTCCAGCCAATCATCCCCGAGCATCAAGTGCGCACAGGTCAAGAATGTGCCGTAAGTGTCCTGGCCTCGGCTATCGTGGCCGCCTTCCCTCAATGCAGTTCGATACTCTTCATAGAGCTTAGAAAACTGCGGCCAACCATTCACCAGCCGCCGCAATAGCTTTGGCCCTATCTTCTCAGGGTCGAGGATCGTAGGAGCCTGGGAAACCTTCTGAGGATCTAGCTTGCCAATGGAGATCACCGCCAAGCGCGAGAGATCCTGAGGCGGGAGAGGTGGAGGTTGATAGCAGAGAACAGGAACGTAGATCGAGCCTGGAACGCAACGCCAGCGTGATCAGATCCACCACGCAGCATCAAACCACCGGAAGCAGCCAGACGAGCAAGCTTTACAACGCCCATGACTTTCCGGTTATCTGCTTCAGCTTCCAGCTCATCCACCGCGATCGGCAATGCGTCAGCACCGATCCGCTGATAAATACCTGCAGGTGTTGTGTCGGGCGTAGACACCAGCGCAGAGCCGAAAACAGTCTGCACAATGCCCTGCAGCGTTGATTTACCAACTGCCTTATCACCGATTAGGAACATGGAAGGACGCCAGGGCAGAGCTCCACCCAAGAAGCCGGCCCCAATCCAGCCCAAGAATAGGTAAGGATCGATGCTTGGCCTCTGCCAGTTCCAGGTCTGGAGGATCTGGTAAAGCATGGGTGCGGGATTATGTATCCCTTCCACGTCCCCATCATGAGGACGCGGAGACGCTGGCCGGCGTGGATAGAAATGGCCTTTGATCTCACCAGTCCGGCGTAACTTGCCATCCATCAACAGCACATCGCCCAGATGAAGGATCAAGCCGCCTTCCTTATCTGTCCAGGCTCCAAGGCCTCTCACCTTCTCAACGCTATTCCAAACGCCCTTTTTAGCACCAGCTGAATACAAGCATTCACGAACCTTCTCAGCTCGCCAGTTATCGACTGCAGCGTGTTTGTCAAACCGAGGCCAGGCCCAATAAAGATAGTTCTGGCGATCGCCAAACAATCGCTGAATAAAGCTTTGACCAAATTGGCTCGGCGTTGCTGCAGCCAGCTGCCCGATCGCATCGATCAGGAACAGCACATCCCCATCCATTCCGAGAACCTGCACAGGACAATCCGGAGGCAAACCATTTGCATCCGGCACCCATTCACCAGGCTTCACATCTCCCCGAGGCTCACCTGGCAGCGGATCAATCACCTCTTGAGGTTGATCCAGTTGTGTTGCAATTTTCCTTGCAGCAGATCCAACAAGTGCGCGGATCTGCTGCTCCCCTTGTACAGTCATGTTGCCCCTTAGCTCAGCGCCACTGGCCGCTCGCCAACACTCATCACCTCGTTAGCGTGGCTCGTTTCATCTTCGTTGGATGTTTCGATCTTCTCGGGCTCTGCAGGTAGCTCGCGCACCTTCTGAGCTGCAGTCAGTGCAACAACCAGCTCCGGATCTCGTGCGCCGATATCATCTTCCTGCTCAAAGATGCTCTCAGAGATGGGAAGCGCAATCGGATCACTAGGAATGGCTTTTGCAGCTTGAAGCTTCTTGATAGCCTTGAGCTCGGAGCCAATCTCAGAGATCGCACGAGCAAACCGGTTGTAAGCGAACTTCAACCAGGCTGGCTGTTCATTCCATTTGCCGCAATCCAGCTTGTGAATGCGCAGCTCTCCAGCTTTCCGGAACAGTGTTTCACCAGAGGCTGGAGATCCCCGATCGTCTCTTTCTAAAACGTAAGAGGTCAACGCGATCACAGCAGCTTCGCCGGTGTCGTCCTGGTCAAATGGAACAATCTCACCAGCGCTCGCCCAAAGGACTGGATCAAAACCGTCCAGGCCACTAGGGCCAAAAATCATCGCAATTTCACTTGCAACGGTCTGGCCAACACGAGCGCAAAAGCTGAGCACTTCAACAGTTTCAAGAGCGACACCAGCCGGAGCCAGCCCCTCCTCAGGTGGAGGAACCTGAGCCTCCGAGCTCGTAACCTCAAAGCCTTCACCCTTGAGCAAACCAAAGAGGCCTGCAGCAAGCATCGCTTGCCGCTTCTGATCGTTAGCCTCAACAAACTCCCGGCGATACTCCTCAGGCCAGATCTGGCCAGGATTGCAGCAAGAAAAATCAGGGCAGCACTCACCATCATTAGGATTGAGCCATATGATCCATCCGGAGCGTATGGATTATGTAAGGAGCTACCGCTCAACCAATGCTCAAGCTGAAACTGTTGAGCTTCTGCATAATCTTTGCAGTCTTCAATGTATTTAGGTTTTTCCATCTCTCACCCCAAGCATCATTCAACTCCACGCAACTGATCATTAAAGTCCTTGCCCTTGGTGCTCGAAACTTCGATCACGGGCTTACCCGTTGCCGCCAGTCGCTCTACGGCACGGTTAAACTGCTCCTGAGCTTGAGGCTTGCCCCAGTCGTTGTCTTTCAGGAGGATGTATCCCGTGAGCCACGGGAAATCGGGTAAATGCAGAAGGTTGGGAAGCGAGCCGGCTGCAGCGTGGCGAATTTCGGGATTGGCAAGGGCAGAGGAGCCAGCGTCCTCAATGCCCTCACCAACCACCACAGGCCCACGGTATGTGTCAGGCCCGCCGCTCTTCGATTCCCCTTGTGAGATCCAAATCATTGAGCCAGCTGTTTCCGGCCACATCAGTTTCGGTTTTTCTACCGGAGCTTTGCCAGATCCATCAGCTGCCAAAAACGTAAAATGCAGCGCCTGGAGCGAACCATCAGGCGCACTCATGCGGCTCATCATGGCCGGATATTCTGGCCCGCGCTGCACCTTTATGCCGTTCTCATAAACGGCATCCATCCAGTATTCCTGAGCAGGCAGGAACCGACAGAAGTTTAAACGCCCCTGCAGGCGGCTGAGTGGAATGGCGCGGCTCTCCAGGTAACGTTCAATCAGCGTTCCCTCAACAGCTAGGCCACTATGCCACCAGCGCAAGGCGCGGCGTATCCGATCCTTGCGCCTCTTTTCTTCTTGCGCATTCTGCTGTTTGGCTTTCTTCTTCACCTGGCGGCGCAGTTTTTCCTTTTCTTCAGGGCTCATATGCCGCCAGCCAAGCCGATCCTCCGCCCAGGCTAAAGCCTCAGTTCTGGAAAGCCGCTTGCTTAAGCAAACCAGATCAATGAGATCACCTTTGACCGTTCCGTCAGCATAATCCTTGAAAGAACCACGCGCCGGACCAGTCAGCCAAACAACGAAAGAGCCCGCGTTTTTGTCCTGGCGCACAGGACTTTTCGCAGACCAGATTTTTCCGTTCCTCCGCCCTTCAGGCACAAGCTCCCGAACCAACTCTAAAAGAGCGAGCTCTGAAGGCATGAGCGCCTGCTTGATCTCTTTGATCCGGCTACTCATGCAGCAACCCCCAAAAGCAGCAACACGAAACAACTAAAACTTGAAATTGCAAAGACGTGCAGATAAACCCAGCAACAGTGCTAAGAGGTGCATTTTGAGTATTCTCACGCGAATTAATATTTTCGGCGCTCGTTTGCAGGAGCCGATAAAGTCCACAGACCGTCGCGGTTTGCGACGCCGCACAATCGGACTTGCTCTGCTTGTAGTTACAGCTGCTGTTGTTCCCGTTTACGACTGGATCTACGCAAACTTTGATTTTCCGTGGGACTACTGGGTAGTTGATAGTAAGGCAGAGAGCCTCAGAAATCTTACGTTGGTCGCATCTGCTTTTTTGGGACTTATCTTGCTTCTTTGGAGAAGCACATCTGCGCACATCCAATCGTCTGTATCGCAAAAAACACTTCACGCTGATCGATTCAAGAATGCAGCAAGCATGATCAGCGAGGAGGAAATACCTGCTCGAATAGGCGGCATTCGCACTATCTCTGAACTCGCAGAGGTAGATGAAGAGTACTACTACCTTCATTGCCAAAAGCTTTTGACAACGTTTATACGCGAACGCTCTCGAGACTACTGGCTTCTCCAAGATGGAGAAAAAACTCCACCTGTCGGAGAGATACATCCAGAGGGCAAAACAAGCTTCAAAGGGACTATAAAAATTGGCGCATACTATGGGCAAGAGCATCTCAGGTTCTGATCGAAGCTGCTGAAGTGTTCTTCCAGATAAGAACTCCTAAGAGGATGCGGTTTTATGAAGAAAATCGCTACGTTGATTTTGAGCATTGCAAGCTCAGCAACATAAGAGTTCGTTTCAACAAAGTTATAAATGTTATTTTTGATGGAGCCGATCTTAGTAGATCTATATTTTATTGCTGTACTTTCAAATCTACCTTCTTTGCAGCCACAAATATTAAACTTACTATTTTTCAAAACTGCATTTTTGATGGAATTGACTTCACAAATACAGATGTAAGCTTGGCTGTCTTTCAAGATTGCACATTTAAACGATGTACGAATCCCCCAAGTATCTTTAACGAGCAACTCATTGATGTAATCAACGGCGAGCATACCTCTGCCAGATTTCTGTGAGAGCTTAGTTTGATTAGTTCTCATACCGACACACCCTGACCGCGCACCAACCCCTCAAACTCATCAAGCATCCGATCGATAGCTGGATCATCCCGGCTGTCTTCAACGCTTCTGAGTGCTTTTGAGACGGCTTGCTTACTGATGTTTGCGGCGACTGCTGCTGCAGATCCAGGAACATCGAGCGTTGTAACCGTGAGATAAATGGCTTGGTGACGGACCGTGGCCGCAATGAGCCAAGCTTCATCACCCTTCAGGTTTGCATGCGGATCAGCCTGGACGACATCCAATGGCGACAGTCCTTTGGCTTGAGCCAGCAACCCGACAAACATCTGATAGACCGAACTGATAAGATCCCCAGTTCGTTCACTGAGCTCTTTCTGACGCTTTATCTGAACCAACGCAGCCTTGAGCTTCCTAAAAGTCGAAGCTCTCATGTTTCCCGATCGCCGCGCTCGATGCCATGTGGTGTGAGCTACACCGGCAGTGGCGCAAAGTTGCGCCACACTGATCCCGAGCCGTTGTGCGTCACGCTCGACCTTCTCCAGGCCCTGTGGATTTCTGGAGACGGTTGACAAACGCACGTGCGTTTCGTTTTGGCTGGAGCAGGAAAAACCCATGATGCATTCCTAAAGCAGTGTCGAAGAATGGGGAGCCGCCGCACCAGCGGGGAGACTTGGTGCGGCGGCAGGCGAGCCAGGGTTTAAGGGTTGTGGGAGGGCTCCCTGGCTGTTGCTGGACTGGTGAAACAGCGAATACAGCGCCATAAGCGTGACGCTTGTAATAAGCTGGCCTTTTTCGTGGTTGATCGCGGACGGATGACCGGCAAGCACATTTTCAGCAAAGAGAATGCCGCGCTCAAAAGAAAATGGCCCTGTAAGAACACGAGCCGCCCGATCGCGTTGAGGCTCAACCAGCACAAGCCGGTCATCATCCAGCCGGCCAACAATCCGAAAACCCGAGCCGCTTGCTTTCTCAATCTTGCAGATCTGATCAGCTTCCATCGAGCTCACCTCTCTGGAGTTTCTGCGCAGTGGCGATCACCTCTTCAAAGCGCACTGTAAGATCTCGGCGCTCGATGGCAGTTCGAACATCTTTCAGGAAGGGCAGCCCATCAGGATCAACAGCGTCCAGGAACGGCAGGCCATAAGCATTCACCAGCTTCATGAAGTGCGGAGCCTTAGGGGCTGCACGCTTATCCAGCCAGTTCTTGACCGTCTTCCAGGGGATACCGGTTTCCTTGCCAACAATCTTGGCAGTGCTATCGGGATACTTCTGACGGAGGAACATGGAGATACGCTCAGCCATCTCAGCATCCTCAGACCGAGCGCAACTTTGCGCCGTTTGCAGCGTGGAAAAACGACGCCGGCCAATGATATTGGGGAGAGTGGCTGAAGAAGAGCTCATGATAAAATTGCTCCTGAGGTTTCTGAACCAGAGCCCTGGCCTGCTGGCTTCAAAATGCGTTGAGGAGGAGAAACCGTTAGAAAGTCATCAGCTGAAACAGCAAAGCCAGTCGCCACCACGATCCGTTCAATCAGATCCAGCTTGACGTTTTGCTTTCGGTTGATGATGCGAGACAGGCTAGGCACACCAATGCCGATCGCCTCAGCAAAGTCGGCGCGCTTCTGTCCGGTACGGTCCAGATAAGATTGGAGTGGGTGCAAATCAGTCATGTCGCCCAACTTGCATCTCATGCAATTGCACGTCAAGCAATTTTTAATCTAGTTGCATCGAAACAAACTGAGCATTGGATAGAATATCCGCATGGTATCTATTTCAAAATCTGAGAAATCCCTGGGCCACACCTATATCCAAAAGTGGCGCAATCACGTTGGATTAACTCAAGCTCAAGCCGGAGAGCTGCTTGAGCTTTCAGCTCCTCTCATTTCTCGCGTTGAAGCCGGAAAAACACAATACACACAAAGCTTTATCGAGAAAGCAGCCAAAGCATATGGCTGCACACCAGGCCAGCTACTCGACACTGACCCAACAACATTACCAACACGCGCAAAGATTGATCAGCTTTTGGCAGACGCATCACCAGAGGATCTATCTAAGTGCTTGAAAATAATGGAAACAATCTTAGTCAAAGATTGAAATTCGCCCTGGCCTTTCTTGGCGATTACGCCGCGCTATACCGCGAAAAACTTGCAATACCACTAGGCTTAGCAGGCATAGCCCTAGGCCTTTTCTTTGCAATCCGCGCAGCTGAAACTCCCCTACATTTTATCTCCATCTGGTTCGCAACCCTAGCCGGAACACTAATTCTCCCAATTCTTCCAATAGTTTGCTTCCTATTCTTCATTGCAGCACCAATATGGCTAATCGTGCAAATTGTTGACTTGCAGGACAACAACAAGAAACACTAACTTGCATCACATGCAATTTTTCTCTTGACGTAAATTTGCATCTCATGCAACTTCATGCCGTTACCAATCTGAGGAAACGGCACTATGACCACACAAACACCCTCACAAATACCCACACCAACGCCACCGAAAACCTATACTCGGCGTGAACTCTGCGAGGTACTCGGCCTTAAAGAGAACAACTTCGATCGCGTCCGCAAAGACCTTGAGGGCTCTGGGTTCCCGACACGCCTGCCAGGCTTGGCCCGTTGGTCCCGCCCTGCAGTCCATGCCTGGATTGCATCAAACGGCGATGAGCATCTCATGCGCCAGATCTTAGTTGGCCCTGAACCAGAAACCCCAAGCATAGAGCCAAGCGCTTCCCTGCTGCAAAAGTACGCAGGAGCCGCAGCATGAGCTATTTTTCAGTTTCCATTGATCACGCCACGATCGCGAGCGATCTGGCTTCATCATCCGATGATTGCGCGAATTTCATCGCAGAGCTCGGCTACCAGCTAAGTGAGAAAGACCCTGAAATCCTAAAAGGATTTTGTGAAAGCCTTGTAGAAGATTTGGAGGAGTCCGAGGACGGCAAAACCCTCATGCGCGCCCTCGTGGAAGCATGGCAGGAGGCATCCTCATGAGTGCCACCTTCGACGCAGCAAAAGAACACCTCCAAATCCTGCAGGATCACTGGTTCAAACGTGGTTACAGGGTGAGCGGCGAGATTCAGTCTGAACGCATCAATGAGCATGACTACGTTTACAACGTCCGCACAGATCTCGTGAATGGCCAGCCGAAAAACTACCGGCCAACTCTGGAGGATCTGCAGCTATGACAGCACTTGCACAAGCTGATCTCTTCCTGCCTAGCCTGAAGGACCTGAGCAGAGCCCAAAAGCAGCATCTCATTGCCCTGCAGCGTAAGCCACTCTTGCGCGTCCGCAATGGCTGGTGGAGGCAAGGAGATCTCCGCCGCATCAACTTCAAGACAGCCGATCGGCTGATTGCTTTGGGCGTTGCCCGCCAACGCGAGGGGCAACTGGTAATCACCGCACTTGGCCGCAAGCTAGCCGCCGAAGCAATCCGCATCAGGAGCAAAGCATCATGAAAAACATTATCAAACCTGTTCTCATGATCGAGGCTGGCTATCTGCTTCAAAAGAAAGCACCTGGGCAACAACCTTCCTACCTCCACTTGAGCGCTGAAGGCTACACCGACCGCAGTAAATACGCATGGCGCGGAACAGCTGAACAAGCCAGCAACCTGCAGCAACAGTCAGAGATTGCACGTTCCTGCATCTTTGCAGAACGGCTTTTTGATCGAGGAATTGCAGCATGAACCTCTCAGAGCATTTGGTAAATCTACCTGAAGCCAATTTCCCTATGGACCAGGTTGCGGAAGATATCTCTAACAACGGCGAGCTACTCCCGGAACTATTAAACCAGTTAGGCGCCTTCTTCTCTGACATTGAGCCAGGCGAGTTGATCCCGGCCCTGGTGTCCACCTATGCCAACCTGAATGACTCCGGCCAAACCTTCCTCGACTGCATGAGCACAGCGTGGGAGGCACGAGCAACATGAGCACTCTAACCGCTACCGCAATAGCTGCAGCCCTGCTCGCTGCAGCCCTTTGCCTCGTCATCCTCAAAGTTGAAGCAAACCAACCAAAACCATTGGATTTTCACGATGATTAGCATGAGCCCCCAACAAGTCATCGCTCAACTGAAGGAGCTCTCAGAGCAGACCTCGGCAGGCCAATGGCTTCCACCAGAACCACACAGCAGCCAACCAGCTGTTACCGTTGGTGTGCTAGATCCAATCGAGGTGGCAAGGTTTTACGGCGAGTACCCCATGAACATCCCACCGGGAACCTTCCCGTTAGAAAACCAGCACATCAATGCAAAGTGGGTTGCACTCGCAAATCCAGAAAACATCATCAGAGTGATTGAGTTCCTGGAACTAAAAGCCTCCTACGAGCCACCCAAAAACTAAACCGACCACACGCCAGGAGCGCCTCATGGCAAAACTACAAATCAAAATCCCTCACATCGCTTGGCGTGATGGTCGCCCCCGCTTCAATCCAGGCCCAGGCTTGCGCCGGCTCGGCTACAAGGGCGAAGATCTGAAAGACAGCGCCGGCAACTGGCTCGGCCTGGAAGCTTCGATCCAATGGGCAAACAAACGCTCAGAAGAGATCGCAGCGCGGCGGGATGCAGTCAAGATGGGAGCTAAGATCCAGCAGCCAAAGCGCCGCGCTCCCATCTTTGCAGTATCCAGCCTGATTGCAAACTGGCAGCAAAGCCCAAAGTTTCAGAACCTCGCACCCAAAACACAAGAATGGTATCGCCAGATGGGCAATGCCTTGGCTAACTTTGATGAGGAATTTTGGGCCGCCCCTGCAGCTGGCATCTCAACACCAATCGCATACGGCCTTTATGAAGCGCTCGAAGTAGAAAAAGGCTTAACTACTGCACGCGGCATAATCGCCACCTGCAGGAGTGCGTGGAGTTACGGTAAACTCAAGGGCTTAGTTGGCGACAACCCATTCAGAGAGCTAAAAATGAACGTGCCTCGCCCTCGCGTGCGTGTGGGCACCATCCACGAAATGAAACAGCTCATCGCTGCAGCTGATGCTTTTGGTCGCCCAGAGATCGGAGATGCAATTATGATCGGCTTATGCACCGGCCAACGCCAGGGCGATCGGCTCTCCCTGGTCGAAGACAGCCGCAAAGACGGACGCATAAACCTTCGCCAAAACAAGACAGGCGCACTCGTATCAATGCCAGAGCTCAACGAAGTAACCAGACGACTGAACGCAGCAAAGGTCCGGAGAGCAAACTGGAAAGTAAAATACCCGCATCTCATCCAGGACGAAAAAGATCAGAAGCCTTTCAGCATCACATCAAAGCACTACAGCAGAAAGTTTCGGGAGATCCGGGAGTATGCAGTTTCAGGAGATCCAGCCAAAGGCCTGAAACCTACCCCTTCACTGGTAGACTTCACAGATCAGGATCTCAGAGATACCGCAGTAACCTGGCTTGCAAATGCAAGGTGCCATATCCCTGAGATCTGTTCGATCACCGGCCACTCACTGGAGAGCGCCCAGAAGATCCTCAAGCACTACCTGGCTACCACACCAGAGCAGGCAGATAACGCAATGGCAAAACTGAAAGAATGGATCGAAGCAAAGGGCGGCCTATAGTCGCCCTTAAATGCATGCAGGCCGAATATCACCAGTATTCACAAGCCCCTAGCTCCCAATACCAAGCAAAACAGACATTTCTAGTCAGAGTTGCACAAGAAAATTAAAACAATTTTCATGTAAAAAGAGCATCTTTTTAAGTTAGTCAACGCAGCAATTTGAAGCACAAAAACATAGTTGCAATTACCCCAAAGTCATTACTAAATATATCTGGCAAAATATAAAATTATTATATTCCATGCGCCCAATTTGCATGAGGAAATACTATGTCAGATCAAGAAACAATGAATGACCTCGACACAGAAGAAACTCTCTCACTTATTGATGGCTTCAGTAAACTAGCGGAGCTCGCGTTTCAGGCGGGGCTGAATGAAAAACAGCACTCATCTGCTATGGCCAGTTACCTGATTATTTTGACGCAGTTGTGCAATCATCTTACTCACAACTCAGGATAAAGCACTGACGCAAAACACGTTCTGAAAACGTAAGACAACCCCCTGATTATGTAAGTAAATCGCACGCCATTTTCTCCTAACTCATTGAAAGATATAGCATTGCGTATTTACTTGTAATCAGGGGGTCGCGGGTTCGATCCCTGCTGCCGGCACCATCGTTACTCTCTTGATTTTCAAGAGTTTTTCAAAGCCTCCTTCGGGAGGCTTTTTGCTTTTCTAGCTCTCTTTCCTCTCCGTGTAAGCAATATGTAAGCAAATGCGCGAAATCCTCAGCAGGATCTGCACCTTACAGATACCCCTCAGCACACTTTCAATTTAATTCTGGAAAAGCTGTGAATGCCGTCACTAGCCGTCAGACGCTAGGCATTCTGTCTGGTTTGGCGAAGTTACAGCTGACAGAAAGTCGTCAAGGCTTGTAACTGTCTATTACCTATCTCCATCAGCCTACCAAGCTTGACATCTATCATTTTCACGCACCACATTGCGAGCAGATTGCTTTTGCGAGAATTTACATGAGTAAAAAGAAATTTAGCCCAGCAGAGAGATACGCGGTCTGGACAGTGCATGGTGAGAAGTGTTGGCTATGCGGCGAACCACTACCTTATACAGACATGCACATAGATCATATAATTCCAGAAAAACTTGAAGGCACTGAAGCTCTCAAAGGCATATTAGAAGAGTTTGCACTTCCACTAGATTTTGAGCTGAATACTTGGGCAAATTGGATGCCTGCCCATGCAACTTGCAACACAAAAAAATTGGATCATGTTTTTAGACCTGCCCCAATCATTCTTAGACAGATCGAACATGCAATCGCTAAATCCAAAACGACTCAAGAGATACACGACAAGTACCTTTCGAGGCGCTCATTAAGCATTGCATTGGATCGCGTTATTGAGGGGATCGAGAATGGCAGACTGACACCCGAGCAAAGAGATCGGTTTATTGCGAAACTATCCGTCGAGCATGAGCGCAATCGCTCTCCTGAGATGCATCATCAACCGATTTTCTTGTCACCTAACTTAACAATTTTAAATGAAGATAAGTATCGTTACACCTTGAAAGGCCCTAGTGGCCTCATAGGCACTCGCCCCAAAGGTAGTCGCATTGATCCTTCATGGGATTGCCCTAACTGTGGCCCGACGATGGAATGGAACACGATGCATCCAATGTGGGCATCTTATTGACCCAGACTAGATGCCTCCAAAAGTATAACCTTAAACGTTAATCAAAAAGGCCCGAGAAGCACTCCGCTTCTCAGACCCAGATGTCATTCCATCAGAGGCTCTTGGCCCCTTCACTCCGCTTATTTGGAAGCAGGTGCTTCCGGCGCGCAGATCTCTACAAACTCAGAGATTGCGTTTGCGCTGGTTTCCACGTTTTCGACTTGATTGCGCACAGTATCAAACAGCGTTAGCAGCGCTTCATATTCCTGTGTGTGCTCCATGCGCTCGCTCATCACCACGCTCATGGAGTACATCAAATTTTTGAGGTGGTTGCTGGAGAGGCGAAGCTGATCCACTTCATTGCGAAGGGACGTATGGGCACATTTCTCTTTACCAGTATCAGTCATTTCAAAGCCCTCTTCGTTGGCTTGTTGAACAAACCACTCAGCAGAAAGCTTCTGACGGCCCACTGGTGAGCGGGAGGTTCAGAACCTGACGAAGACAGGCGGGTTTATTCCCCCCGCGAGAGGTATTGTATTCACCGCCCTCCCGCCCATAAGCGAGAGTTTGCGTTTGGAGATCTAACCCCAGACACAAAAAGACCGCGATTTTACGGCTGCGGTGACCGCTTCGACGAGGTTCTGACGCCTCAAGCTGACCATGCGATGAACAACACAAGGTGTCAATGCAGGGAAACTGAATTCCTCCACAAACCCATGGGATTAACTGGGCCAAACTAGACGATGTAAAGGGAGAACAACAACACGAACATAAACACCAAGCCCTCGCGAAAACCACGTAGGCGCTTGCGCCGTGGTCTCGAACTACCCGTAGGCAGGCAAACGCCTGAGAAGGACCCGTATAACCTATGAGCTCGGTAAATGGAGAAATGTGCGCCTGTTGCAAAGCATTTTCACGTTCATGCAATAACTTACTTGCTCAACCTATTTCTTGGATCGATCAGGTGAGACACAAAAGAAAATCAGCCCACCTATACAAGCTCCCACAAAATGTTGGTAAAGATCTCATCTCAATCTCAAAAGCAAAGTGTTCATTCATAAAAGAAGACACGAGTGGCGGTAAGAACAAGAAACCAAAGGCAGCGCAACCTGCTTTGAGCCGATCCGAATGCGATGGCGACAATCGCAAAACACGAGCGGCCAGAAAACCGCCCGTATGAGCTCCAACGGAAAGACCCGCATACAAACTTCCAAGCAAAGCCAGCAACCCTAAAACTCCTTTGATCTCCCCCTTGAGAATTCCGAATACCAAAAAAGTCCCCAATATCGATAGACCGATCCTGCGCGGCCACTTTGATCTTTCTAGCTTTCCGAAAAAGTCTTTGATCATATCGCGATTATACGATTGCAACCTCGCCGGTAACAATACATAGGATCTCAGCACTTCGATCAGAGGAACACTCGCGAAAAAACGTCATATCACATCCAGATAAATCAACCGCTTTGACCCAGTCGCCTTCTTAGTCACCTGTATCCGTTTCGATCTCAATAAAGGTGCAGCCCGGTCCACTGCATTGCCAAATGCATTCACCTTTTGCGGCCAGAAGCGCGATGATCTGATTTGATCACTCACGAGCTTAATGAGTTCACCATAAAGCTCAGTAGCTGTCCCCATCCAGTTTTCACCACCATGCTGCCCCATCACAAACTCGTGGATCGCGACGGCTACAGGATCACCTTCAAACACGGCTTCTATCGTTCCGCGCCGGTTGCTTTCATAGGCCTCCAGAAACTCCATATCTTCCCAGCCAAGCCCGGAAGATGCAGCCACCATGAGCCGTGCGAAGTCCGCCATGCGTGGATGACGCTCCAGATGCACCTGATCGATGTTGCGGATCGCAGCACTCAAGCCATCCAGCAAAGCTCCCAGCATTCCCGGTTTGAGACGCTCCCACTCGTGCCAGAACAAGTCCTCTGGTTGACGACCCTCCTCATCAATCCTCTTGAGGCGAACAGAAAGGGCGCGCTCAGCTAAGTCAGCTCGCTCAGTAAGCGTGGGAATACCATTCAAGAGAACAGGCCGTGAGCCATGAAACCAGTAAGCATCCCCATCCGTGTGCAGCTTGCGAGAGATAAACCCGCTTCCTGTCGCCATCCGGCAGATCGCATCAGAAAGCCAGTTTTCCATTTTGGAGACATTATCGAAGTTGAGCACATGACCGTTCTGCGCCATCACCATCAGGTCCCTCTCATCCTTAGGCAAGGACGATGCAGCCACCGCACAAGGATCACTCAGAGAACGCAGCAACCGAGCCATGGTGCTCTTACCACTGCCCTGCTCTCCCCCAAGTGCCAGAACCGGATAGCTGTTACTCCGCCCCCACAGCGAGGCAATCAACCAGGCAATGATAAGCTTGTAATCCTCATCCTCTGCATTGATGAGATGTCGCATCTCTTCAATCATCTGCCTTTGCACGGCTCTGGGAGAGCAGTCATGGTTGGTTTGCGAACAAACTTCACCGGCGGACTATCCACGACCTCCCAACCATCTCGCGTGATACAAACTGCCCGCCAGCTTTCGTCGCCTAAATCCAGCCAGCTCGCATCTTGCGTCTTACCCGTTCGTAAGAAGTTCATAACAAGCCCCCTGCTCTATGGCGCGAACTTCAAACACCCGCAGCGCATCACTGAGCACTTGAGAAGAAACAGCAGCACCGGTTTCCTCATAGTATCGCCCAACAAGCCAATGTTTGAAGCGCGTGCTGCTAACAGCCCAATGTTCTTGGTGGCCGTTGATGTTCAGCGTGGCAAAAGCTTCCTTCTGCGGTGAATGCCAAAGCTCAATCCCATCCGCGGCAGCAAGTAAGCTTGAACGAGGTGCAGGCCGCTTTGACTCTGCTTCCTCTTGAGCTTCACCATCTGAAGGTTTGGCCTCACTCACGGAGCAAACAAAGGCGTCGGCTTGCTCACAGGTCCAGCCATCATGCAAAGCATCAGCAGCATCCCAACCTTTGAAAACATCCTCCGGTACATCCAGCACCACAACAGATGCAACGCCCACCTCGTCAAGGCAGGCCTTCACCTCTCCCGCAAACTTCTCTCCCGCTTCATCAGCATCCGGCCAGATAACTACATCTCGCCCATGAAGGGCTGACCAATCCGCTTTCTTAGCTGCATTGGAACCGCCAGATGAACTGATACAAACATGTTGCAGTAGTAATTGCCGTGCAGCATCTGCAGCCTTCTCCCCTTCTACGATGACAACAGATGCATCTGGAGCATTAGCTAGAAGATCCAAACCATAAAGCGGCCTCGGCTGCGGCCAGCTCTCCCACCGCCACCGAAGCTTCTTCTCAACTCGAAACAGACACAAAGGACGAAAACTTTTGCCCTCACCTTCGATATCAAACCGGCAGATATAGCCAAGCACTGCACCGCTCAGGTCTCGGTAAGTCCATCGATATGATGGTACTCCAAGCTTAGGATGAAAGGCAGGTGGTTCCGGTGCCTCATCTGGCACCGGGTTTACAATCACCTTGCACGGTTGCGTTCGTTTAGATTTGGTTGCTTGATCCTTTTTGATTCGAGCAAACGGATCACTCATAAGCGTCCACTCCAATCATATCTGCCAGATTACAGGCCGCTTGCTTTTGAGAGAGCGAGAACAGATAAGCCCCAAGGCTTATAAAGTCGCGCCCACCCTCGCCGGTGGCAAAGTCACACCACAAGCCTGTATCGATGTTGATCTTGAAGGAGCCCGCCCGCCGATCCATCCGGCGCGGGTTTTTGACCGAGTACTCAGAGCCTGAAAGCTTGCCTCCAGGCAACCACTGCCGACAGATTGTGTCACCATGCAGCAAAGCTGATCTGGCAACGCGTTGAAAAGCAATCCGGGGCTTTGGCTTATAGCGCCGTCTCATAACCGTGCCTCCGCGTCACTCGTGGAGCTGGTCAAATGAGCTTCAATCCATGCCTGAATATCGGAAGGCCGATACCTCACCGCCTTGCCAAGCTTGACGTAGTTTGGTCCACCGCCACGCACCCGCCAAGCCTGAATGGTTCGAATAGAAATCCCGAGATAGTCCGCTGCAGCCGCTTCCGTAATCAAAGCGTTCTCAGCGCTGTTCAGTTCCGTCCTCATTGCGTTCCCTTTCGCTCAATTGCGATGAGGAAAGGATGAGGTGAATGGAGATTTTTTATACCGAAAAGGGTTGAAAAGGGTTTTCGACTCTATTGCTTTGAAGCTGCCCAAAGGCGAGGGTAGTTGTTGCGAAGCCATTCAGATACTTGGCTTTTGTTCGGCAGGTTAGTCACTCCAGCATCTGACATACAGTCCAAGAAACGATCTGAAAGTTCTGAGCCCTTTTCGCTATGTCCCTCGTTCCCGAGGCATACGACGAGTCGATCAAAAGCCTCTTGCCACGGATACTTTTGGGGGCGTCCTCCCGGCGACACTTTGCAGTCTTTCTCTTCAGTCACAAAGCTATCAGCGCTATGAACTCTCAGGTCTTCTGCAACCACTTTCCAAACCTCCCCATCAACATGTAACAACTCATTTCTTCGCAAAGAAACAAAGGAAAACTCAGAAAACCAAAGTGAGGTTGGCACCTCGATAGCTGTCCCCAAAGCACTCTCACGTCCTTTGGCTATCAACTCACCACTCTGCAAACCAGAGATCAGACAAAGATACCTCTGAAAGATCAGCTTTGTGGCTAGTTCTTCTTCGGCTTTTCGGGGAGCTTTGCCACTCTCAAGAAGTTCCATCAACCATGCATCATTGAAACACTCTGATCGGATAGGCTTTTTGTGGCTCTTAGTAAGGGCTTTAAGATTAGCCGTAACAGGCCAGCACCCAGGTGACGGTTTTGCGAAGTAGGAGCAAATGCCATCAAATGTCCAATCAAACACAGAGGCAACTTCACTGGCGCGATAGATTGCATCGCTTACTTCATCACGATCAAACAAAAACCTGCAGAAAGCATCTTTGAAGCCAAGCTCACCCAGAAGCGCCAGATCACAATCCATAATCTCCCCCATTAGATCTCAGAGCCTCATAATTACGGATATCTCTTTAGCCTACCGCAAACCGGGGAGAGGTTCTGCTGAAAATAACTTTGCTTTAGCACCGCACGACGTGACTGAGAGAGTTAAACCTCGGGGAACAGTCTTCACAGTCATCGTAGCACCACTAGCCAAGTTTGAGAGAGACACGCATTGAGGCATCTACACTCGCCTTTGTGAGCGATCTAGCTTCACCTAAGACCAGAAGCAAACCTTAACACTCCCTCCGAGCAATCTTGTTTTCAGCTTCAAGTGGATTTCATCGAGCTACTATTAAAGATAGCAAGTACTAGTTTTGGGAAGTCGCAAAACGCCTCACCGACAACGCGAATTTTCGATGCATTTCAAAAAGTAGGAGTAACATTCAGCCCACACAAACATCTCCGATCGAGAAGCAACGGTTCACACAGTAGAGTTTTTCACTTGTCCTGGGACACTCAGTTCCGCAAAAGCAGCCAGAAGGCGTTTGGTTGGTAATACCAACGCTCCACCGAAAGATCCACGCAGGCTAAACTCAGTTGCACTAAAGCTCTGCGCTAGCGAGAAGTGAGTAATGCTGGACTCTCAATATCTGGCCCGAAACTGTTCGCAACTTAGAGTTTTATGTTTGGTGCGCTAGTAGTAAGTGATAAAAAAATTACAACTTGACGGTATGTATTGCGGGTTCGGGAACTTGACATTTTTTTCAAGATTTAAAGCACTATTACAATCAATCTCACATACTAGAGATAACGCACATCCGACCTACGTACACTTAGCTCCTATTGACGATGCAGATGCGTCAGGAATCTATTCTGACGCTTTGGCCTACGCTACTAATGAACCAAACGTATCAAACATTGCGCTTACTGGGCCGTACGGCTCCGGAAAGAGCAGTATAATCAAAACATTTCTGAAGAAGTACAAAAGGCCTGCTCTGACAATATCGCTGGCTGCGTTCTTGCCGGAGGCAGATAGTTCCGTCTCATTATTAAGTCTTGACGAGCGGAAGCTCCCCAAAAGTCCTGTCAGTAAGCAGGAAATAGAGCGGAGCATCCTTCAGCAGATGCTTTACGGTGCAGATGCCAATAGCCTGCCACTATCAAGATTTAAAAGGATTCAATCGCCCAAATGGTGGTCTAAGTTCATTTCCCTCTTCATTATCATTGGCCTTTTTGCCTGTTGGCACCTAGTCCAAAAAAGAAATGAAATTGTTAGTGGAGCCTTTTTTATACCTTTCGATTTTTCTAACTGGTTTAACCTTTTAAGCTTTGGAGTGGGTTTCTTATTTCTTTGGTTCCTCTTGCACCACATATACGTCAAGAGCTTCGGCGTCTCGTTAAAAAGCATTTCTTTGAAGGATATTGAAATCTCACCGGAGGCTGCAGAGGAGGAATCTATTCTAAATCGGCACTTGGACGAAATTATCTATTTCTTTCAGTCAACAAAATACGATCTGGTCATTATTGAGGATTTGGATAGGTTCAATAATCCAGATATTTTCGTGACCTTACGTGAGATCAATAGTCTCATCAATGCAAACGCCGGCGTAAAAAGACAAATACGCTTTCTCTACGCACTTCGAGACAACATGTTCGTGAATACAGATCGAACCAAGTTCTTTGAATTTATCGTTCCCGTCATACCAATCATCAATAGCTCTAATTCAATTGACAAAGTTATAGAGCAAGGAAAGCGCCTGTCTCTAGACGAACGGTTAGATAAGCAGTTTCTGCGTGAGGTGTCACGCTATCTTAATGATCTGCGACTGATCCAGAATATATTCAACGAATATGCAATATACGTCACCAATTTGGAGACGGATGACGAGAGCATTTTGGATGCAAATAAACTCCTTGCAATCCTCATCTACAAGAATGTGCTCCCGAGCGACTTTGAAGATCTACATCGAGGCAAAGGGAAGTTAGCTGAGATATTAAATAGACAACCCACGTATATCGCTAATGCAGAAACCCGTTACAAGGTCAAAATCTCGGAGTTGGAGCAGCAAATCAGCGATGCTGAGAAACAAGTGCCAGCCAACTTGGAAGAACTGCGCAAGATCTATGCGATGGCAATGATAGCTAAGTTTCCCGTAGGCGCTACTCACTTCTTCACAAATGGGGGGCAGAACATTCCTATAAGCGCTTTGCCTGATCATGACGAATTCGAGCAACTCTTAGTACGAGACCAGATTCTAACCTACGATAACAATCATGGTAGGCGACGCGCCAACATTAGTGGTATTCAGGGAGAGGTTGATGCGACATCCTATCATGGAAGAAAGAAGGCTATTGAGCGTAAGGCTGACGAATTCAAGAATACGACCGCGGAAAATATTGGCGAACTTCGCGCGAGAATTGCAGCCCTTCGCACCCAAAAATTCAACGAAATTATTCGATCCAATGCAGAAAATACTGAAGAGCTGTTTGATGCATTTGGTGAAAGCAGAGATCTTGTCAGATTTTTAGTTTTTGAGGGTTTTCTTGATGATACTTATTACCAGTATACGTCACTTTTCCATTCAGGCCGTTTCTCACCTAACGACAATAAATTTTTGATTCAAATTCGCAGCTTCAATATTCCAGAACCGGAGTTTCAGATTGATAACCCAAAGGAGGTAATTGCCGCAATGCGCGCTGACGACTTCCGGCAAAGCTTCGTACTAAACAAGAACCTTGTTGATTGCATGATCACCAACCAAGCTGACTATGGTTCTCAAATCGAAAAGCTGATTGATTTTATATCCTCAAACTTTTCCGAATGTGAAGCATTTTTCTCGGCCTATTATGCAACAGGAGAATGCGTCGCTGAACTCTTGACAATACTGATAACCAAGTGGCCAAGGTTTGTTTCAGTCGCGATCTCAAGCCAAGGAAATGTCATGCATGTTGCTCAAATGATTGCGCATCTGCCTGAAAAACACCTTGAATTGTTGCATCAAAAAGATCCTGGAATTTCCAAGTTCATTTCGGAAAACCTTTCTGGAATCTTGGCATTGAGAATCGACTTTGATCCTAACCGGTTGAGTTTCCTTCAATTCGAGACGAAAAATCTCAAGAGTATAGCGCCATACCCCGCGATTGCCCGATTACTGACTGATGAAGGGCTTTACATAATTTCTATTGAGAATTTGGAGTTTATCTGTCGAGATGTTTTGGGTTTGAGTGCTTTGGAAGATGTACGAACCAAGCACTACTCAACCATCTTGAAAACTGAAAACTCGGCTCTGATCGGCAAGATTCATCGCAACTTCGAACGCTATCTTAAAAGCGTCCTTCTTGAACTTGAAAGCAATATCGAAGAGGAAGTTTCGGTAATCATTGAGGTAGCAAATCACGACGAAATTGAAAGTAAACACCTGGAACAGTTTATTGAGAAGCAATCCCGAAAATTACCTTCACTCGATCAAATTCCCGCGCGCCTTCATTCCTCAGTTCTTCGGTTGCATAAAGTCGAAGCATCATGGGAAAACTGTTTAGCGTACATAGCTAATGAAAAATTCGAGGCGAATACTCTTACGGATTTTTTAGCTCACCACGATACTCTGTCCGCACTCTCAACAGTAACCATTGACGGTCAAGAGTCAGCCTTTCCATTGCGCCAATTCTTGTTCGACAACAATGAATTTGAGAGTTCCACTTATCGGGACTATGTCCGCACTCTTCCAAGACCGTTTAAACAATTTTCTGATAAAATTGATCAGGATAAAATTCGTATACTCATCGCAGAAGAAAAGGTTTCATTCTCAAGTGATAGTTTTTCTTTTTTATCCGAGTACAAGGATCTTCAGCTTCTATTTGTCGCAAAGAACATTGATGCTTACTTTGAAGAACCAGATCAGTATGCAATCGATGATGATTTTCGCGAGAAGCTTTTGACATCTAACATTCATGATGACCTCAAATTGAAGATCATCGATGAAATGGACTTAACTTTGTTATCTGACTTACCGTCTCGAGCGTCAATCATTGGACAGGTATTTCACAGTACAGGCGCAGATGTTAGTGCTTTGACTGCAGCTGCCGCACAAGCTGTCATCATAAACTCCAATCCTATCGATATCCAAATATCGCTGTTTAACAAATGTCAAAAAACACTGTCAGCTGATCAGATATGGAACACCATTCATCGATTGCCCAAGCCATTTTCTGAGATCAAGCCAGGTTGGCGGCAACCAACAGTCCCGAACACGCCAGAAAATCGGGAACTCGTAAATTGGCTAGAAACCCGGTCAATTATTTCATCTTCAAAGTTGACATTGTTCAAAACCGAAATTCGCATTTACAATTTTAGGAAATCAACACTAGACCTACTAGATCGGGTCTAAGTTGGATTAAGTTGTGATCTTCGGTGACTTAGGCATTTGCAACCGCAATTGCTTAGAGGCTAATTAATTTTGTTGGTTTGAGCGACCTCTTTGGTGGAGACCTCCTTGTGCAGCTCACACGTGGCAGGATTCTCAGTTGATTGGTCGCTTTGTGCTCAGCAACCTTGCATTATGTACAGTTCAAGAAATCACACAAATTTATTTGTTGTAGTAGTCTTGGATCTTTTTGATTTCCCGACCAGCAAAGGGCAAAAACTCGTTGATCAGCTGACGGTAGAGGATCTGCATTTCAGATACTGCAACGCGGTTTTCGATCTGCTCTGTGTAATGGGAAAAGCGCACTTTCTTTGCTTTTGCAGACACCTGGCGCAGGAGTTCAACGTTATAAGCGATCCACTGGCGGTGCAATAGAAATTGAAACAGTAGTTTGCGCCCCTCTTCGCTGGCGGCAACCTGCTCAAGGCTCTTGTCGCTCTTTTCCATCATCCGATAGAGTGTATCAATAGTCTCATCAGTCATCTCTTGGGTACGCTCAACCCAACCAGCAACCTGAACCTGTTGCTCTTTAACTGCATCATCGAGTAGTCTTTGGCGCCTCCGCTCTGCCCATTTCCAAATCATCACCAGATCCTCAAGCGTTGATATTCATTGCCCTCAAAGTGTCTGATTGGCGCAATCTTGAAAACTTCTTGGAATTGATGGTGATATTTGACGCATTGTTTTTCGAAGTCTACTCGTTGGATGGGCTATCCAATGGATATGGCTACTTAGAGATGTGTCGGCTAAGGGCCGGACATTGAGCTCATTCTATCGGGGATTGAGCCTGCTTAGTTAGAGCTCTCTTCGATTAGTTGATGTGTGAGAATATTAATTGCAATTAACTTCGTGTATGCAGCATGACACTCCTAATGCTGACTAGTTATTGATTTCTGCTCACAACATCATTTTAAGCCACCCAAAATCAGCAGTATCTACTCAGTTTCACTGCTATGGCACTCTGAAATCAATAAACTGAATTCTTCCATATTAGATCTTGAGATGAACATCATGCCACCTTTAAACTAGAGTGCAATAAGCTAGGCTCAACCAGAGACATGTAATTATTGCAACAACTTATAATTGTAATATATGTTTTAGTGAGTTAGAAAATTTAGTAATAAGGTCTCGCTGTCGATGAAGATCTCACGCATCGTTATAAAAAACTACCGTATTTTTCAAGTATTTGACGTGCATCTAAGTGAAACTCTCAGCTGTTTGATTGGTGAGAACAATGCTGGAAAAACGGCAGTTTTAAAAGGCTTGCAGCTCTGCTTGGACAGCTCGCTGCCCTCAATGTACAGATCATTGATCCGGGAAGATATAAATACAAATGTTGATTTATCTAACCCATCTCAAGTTTTAGTTGGAGTGGAGTTCTCAGACTTTGAGGGTAAAGTAAACGAAGAAGCTCTAGTTAGTACTTGGAAGATTTCGAACAACAAGGCTCGCTTATTTTATCGATTTAGACCAAAATCGAGCATACGCGAACAACTAGCTAATGAAGAAATCCAAACAGGCACACTTTCCATTGAGGACTATTCTTGGGAAATAAGAGGTGGCGGTGATCCCCGACTAGACCTAAAAGACATTGAGTGGGATGATGAAGGAGTTGGTGAAGCCATTCGCTTTAGCGACTTGCAGTCATTTTTAGTCGTTCATTTACCTGCACTAAGGGATGCAGAAAATGATCTTCGAAGTAACAGGCAATCGCCGCTTGTAAAATTGTTCGACGCCATTAATCTTGGCCAAGAAGAGCAAGATGCTCTCGTAGGAATTATGGACGCTGCAAACAATCAAATTGCAAACACAAATGCAATTTCTGATGTCGCGGCGTCTATAGACAAAAGCTTCAAAAGCGTTGCCGGTCCTGTTTTTGAGATGGATTCCAAGTTAGGGCTTTCTGGCGCGACATTTAGGGCAATATTAAGAAATATAAAAATAGTGCTTTCGGACACCGAACTGCAAGATTTTGAAGTCGGACGCAATGGCTTAGGAATGAACAATATCCTGTATATTGCAATTCTGATTGAGTATTTGCGTAAGCGCTTTCTGAAAGCCAATTCATCAGGTCAACTCATTCTGCTTGAAGAGCCTGAAGCTCATTTGCACCCACAACTCCAGGCATCATGCTGA